CGAGGAGTGAATGGAGCATCATCTACAATATTTCAGTAGACATCTACTACAAACGAACCTGTCACACACTGACTACAATCCTTTATGGATTTTAGAGAAGTTTGCCTTTTGGGCAATGCCTCTAGATCTGTAATAATTATTGATCAGTGACACCAATGTATTAGCTGAAACAGCTTTTACTTTGTTGGTAAACTTACGTTGAACTTTTTGATTCCATCTTATCGAAAGATTAGATAGATCAGATTGAAATAATACGTCAAGAATATCATCCAGATCGTTATAAGTAACTTTCTGCTGAAGTTCTAATAGATGGAGTTCAGCCTTAACTGTCGCAGTAATAAACTGTTCCAGGTATAACCAAAACATCGGAGAAACAAAAAGAGTCAAGATACCAAAGTAATCTTGGGTTACAGTTTTACCTGCACTTAAACGCCAGAAATCTTTATAAAATAAAGACTCTTCCGTTTTAGCAGATATAACTGCTCTTTTTGCTTCCTCTAAGGAGAAGGCTACGGCTTGATCCTTTAAGGACTCCACAAAACCTAGGTGGTCTATTAATTCAACACTGGATATCCAGCTCAACGTTTCGACGTCTAGTTGGCAAAGTGATTTGAAATGACCCCTAATACCAAATACACCTAAAACTATTCCAATTCTTTTCACCTTAAAGGGAAAAGTTTTGAGATAGACTTTAAATGCATCGGAAATAGAGATTACACTTCTATTGTCCAGATCTGAGAAAAGAGTACCAGCCATTAAAGGTCTACGTGCTGTCGCAAGGATTGCTCCCGGTCCAACCGGAGAGATATCATGTGTACGTGTACGGAGTCTTTTGGCAAATTCAAGTAATTCTGTAGAAACTACAGTTTTACTTAAATTTATACCAACTCCTAAGCTCTTCATCAAGTTTAGATACTCAGCTGAAACTTTGTCATCTTGTATTACTATATCGTCACCTAGCACAGCGTAGGAAGAGAAGTTACTCTTACCACACAGACTAGCGGCTTTATGAACAATAACATGATGGGTAACAGCGAGCATCGCCCATGACGAATAAGCCCCCATTGGTTGTCCAACGGCATACTTATAATACTCTCCTTTATAGAACCATTCAAAGTCTAGTAATGTCTTCCATTTCTGTCCAAGTCCACTTGTAACTGCGTCTAATATATCAGCCTGAAAATCAATTGGTAATCGATCAGTGGCGCTGCTAAGATCAAAGCAGGAAAAGGAATCAGAATTATTATTTAAAGATAATAATCTGTGAATTGGAGCATGCTGATTGAAAGTTCCATCTGTATCTAGAGTCCTTAAGAAAGAAAATAATCTTTCATGAAGGGGCTTCAGACATAGTTGAATCCACCAATTAGCCATAGCAACAATTCTTGCCTTTCCAGCTTGATCATAAACAACACCTAATCGACCCATATGAAATTTTGGCTGAATACCGGTCACCTGTAATAAATAAACAGGGAGACCTAATATTGTGCAAGATAAGAGTGAGGTTAAATATAACCAGGCTCGGGCGTCATAAAGAACACTAAGAACTTCCACGAACTGTTTAGGGTAGTGCATTAATGCAATCGCATCAAATGCAGCTCCCGCAGTCGCTTTTGTACTATTGGGTCCAGCAGATTCAGAAATGAATCCTTGGATATTATTTAAATTAATAATCCATCCTCGGAACATTTTCTTTACAACTGTTCGCGATCTCAATGAAGTAGAAAGGCCCGTGAAAGGTCCAGTGATACTGGAGAAATCCGGTTTTAC